GAGCGAGCGCCACGCACGGGTAGGTCAGGCCCAGCCCACGGGTGCCGTTGGTGTTCGCCGGCACGCCCTCGATGATGTCGATGTAGGCGTAGTCGCCGGACTGCGGGTCGGCCGGCCACGTGCCCTCATGCTGAGGGTCGCGGATGCGCGCGATCACGAGGTCTGAGCGCGCGCCGGAGCCGGTCGGCGTCACCTCGACGTCGGTGTGGCTGTCGCCCCACAGGATGTACGACTCCAGCAGCCCGCCGCCGTAGGCCGAGGCCGCCACCGCGATGCCCTCGTTGACCCGGATGTTGTTGCCCGGGACGGTGGTGGTGACCACCTTCAGCGAGCGCGGGGTGCCGACGCCGGAGGCGCCCATGGTGGCCATGTGCGCCAGGGCGCGCCCGACTTCGACGGGGTGCTCGACTCCGCCGCCGATGAGCCACGGCTTGCTGTTCAGCGTCATAACGTCCTCCACGCGTTGCGCCAGGCCACGGTGGCCCGGGCGGTTCCGGTGCCGCCGTAGCGCACCGCGTGGGCGCCCGGCGGCAGGCGCAGCTGGCCCATGCGGGCGGTGCGCGAGAGCATTCCTGCGACCGACGCGCCGTCCTGCCGCAGCACGGTGCGGGCGCGGGCGTCGACGGTGACGGTCTGGCCGGCGGCGATCCGGCCGGACAGCGCGATCCGGATGCCACCGACCGTCATCCACGGGTCCGTGATCGGGCCGCGGAAGACCACCCGCAGCGGCGTCTCCGTGTCGCCGCCGACCGTGATCGAGTCGGCCGCCACCTCGGAGTTCTTCGCCGTGGTGATCGGCGCGACGATCGGCGCCACCAGCCCGCCCACCGTCGGCGGGATCGACGTCAACGACACCGATTGCTCGGCGTCGTCGAAGTGCAGCGCCTCCGTTAGCTGGAAGGTGGCCGGCACGTCCGCCCGGCCCTGCTGCACGAGGACGTCCGTGGACGGTGCCACGACGCGCTGCGGCCGGCCGTAGACCCGCCGCCACCGACCCGCCAGGAGGTACCGGAGCGGGACGTCCTCGCCGGGCGCCAGGTTGTCAGGTCGGAACGCGGCGACGAGCTGGGCGACCTTCGCCTGCGCGCCGGCTTCTCCGCCCTGGACGCGGGTGCGGAACCGGAAGCGCCACGTCGGCGGCACCGGCTCGTCCCGGCCGAACAGCATCCGCCCGTTGACTACGGAGCCGTAGGACTGGAGCTCCTGCTCCTCCGGGTCCCACTCGAGCACCCGGATCGGTCCGTCGTCGTGCCCGAGCTCGAGGCCGCCGATCTCGAACATCGGCAGGTCACCAGCCACGCTTGCCTCCTCGTCGGGCGTTGCGCGCTTCGGCGAGCACGCTGCGTGCAGTGGCGTCCGCGGCCTCGGCCCGGACGATCGCGCGGATCGGCTGCCCGTCGACCAGCAGGGTCATCGACATGCCGTCCAGGGCCGCTCCGATCGCACCGGGCGCGAGGGACGCCGTGACGTCCAGGTGCTGCCCCGATGAGCCCAGAGCGGCTGCCGTGCGGCTGTAGGGCTGCGGCACGGACGCCGCCCCGACGAACCCGCCGTTGGCGAGCCCTGGCAGCGCCATGACCGCCTCGCGTGGGATCGCCTTGCGGTTGATCGCACCCATGAACCGGTCGCCGTAGTAGTCCGACGCGGGCTGGTTCACCACCCACTCCCGCGACCGCACCCGCGCCAACGGCATCCCGTGCTCGTCCACACCGAGGAGGTTGTCCTCGCGAGGGTTCGCCGGGGCGTGACCCGGCAGCCGACCACCAGAGGCCAGCGCCAGGTGCACGTGCGAGAAGTGCGTCCGCTTCGTGACCGCTGCGACGTCGTTCGTCAGCCGCCCGTTACGGACAAACCCACGCGGCGTGTAGTACAGCTCCTTCGCCTTGGAGCCGAACGCGCGCCGCAGCAGGTCCCAGGTGCGGCCCATATTCGGCGAGACGATGTCGATCGCCCGCCCCATGCCGTGGTAGGAGGGGTGACCGGTCGCTGTGATCGCGCCCGGCCGGTACCCCGACGTGATCCGCGCCATCGGATCCATCGACTTCACGGCCCGCGACATCTGAGCCACGCCGCGCGGCAGCTTGCCGGTCCAGCCCGCGCCCTCGCCGTCACCCCACGGCACGCCACCGGTCGTCATGCCCGGGCCTGTCACCCGCGTGTCAGTGGTGACCTTGATCGTCGTGTTGTCCGGCAGCTTCAACAGCTGCTCCCGGACGGCAGCGATCTTCTCCGAAGCGTCGTCCTGCACGTTGATGATCGGATCCCTGTGAGACTCCACCTCGGAAACGAACGCCCCCGCGGAGGCTGCACCCTTCCGGTCGTACAGCTCGACGACCTTCGCCAGCTCCTCGTCCGACATGTCGTGCAGCAGCTGGACCTGAGCGGCGCCCTCAGGGCCGAGCTCCACCAGCTCGTCGATCATCGCCTGCGCCGCGAACTGCATGTCCGCAGGCATCTTCTCCGCCAGACGCCCGGAGAGCTCCGACATGTTCGAGGCCCACGCCTCCTGCGCCTGGACCTGCGCCTCCAGCTGGCCGATGTAGTCGGACGCGCTCACCGACACGCCGTCGTAGTAGTCCTCCCACGAGTCCTCCGCCGACGCGGTGTCCTTCGCGATGTGCTCCGCCAACTCCCGGTTCTTGTCGATGACGCCCTGGTAGACGCCACCGAGGTCGATGAACGACTGGTAGGCCTCCGAGACCATGTCACGCCAGTCCTCGAGCGCCTTGGTGGCCTCCTCAGTCGCCTGCTTCTCTTCCAGCTGCGCCGGAGTCAGCTCTTCAGTCGAGCCCTGGAGCTGGTCCTGCGCGACGCTGGCGGCGTCGGCCGCTTCGCCGTATTTGGTCAGCCAGCCCATCGCCGTCTCGGTCTCGACACCCGCGGCGGCGGCGGCCTCCTTGTAGTAGTCGAGCGCGGCAGCGACGTCCTCGGTGTTGCCTGAAGCGACCGCCGCAGCCAGGGCCGCGTCGAACTGCTCGACGGCGGCCTGGGCGAGACCGGTCTCGGTGTCGAAGACGCCGAACAGACCGCCGGCCTTATCGAGGAACTGAACGAACCCGTTCTGGTCGAGGGCTCGCATGGCGGTGTCGAGCCCCTTGAGGTCCGCGCCGCTGCTGCCCGCGACGGTGAACATGCTCTCGAGGTTCTGGCGAGCCTTGTCGCTCCCGGCGGCGAGGCCCTCGAACTGGTCGCCGATGCGGCCCGCGTCCGCAAGATCGTCCATGCCGGTGCCGGCCAGCTGCGCTGCCACGGCGAACACGCCCATGGCCGTCGAGGCGACGCCGATCCCAACAGCCGCGCGCCTCATTCCGCGACCGACCTTGCCCGTCGTCGTGTCCGACACCAGGCCCAGGTCCTTCATCGCCTGGACGCTGTCGCGGGTGCCGACAACAAGCTTCCCGAGCCCGGCCACGCCGAGGGCGACCAGCCCGGCACCGCCGACCAGCATGAGGGTGCCCTGCTGAACCGCCGGCGGAAGGTCGGAGAACGCGTTCACAGCGTCCGTCGCCGACTGCACCAGCGACCGAAGCGGACCGTTCGCACCCTCACCCGCGCCGATTAGTGCGGTGTCGAGAGCGCCGGTGAAGCCCTCCCAGTCGCCGGCCAGCGTGTCGAGCTTGGTGGCTGCGACCTCGGCGGCATAGCCCGAGTCGTCGACCTGCTGCGTCCAGTCCTGGATCGCGGTCGCGCCCTCCTGGTACAGGATGCGCGCCGTGGTGATCTGCTCGTTGCCGAACATGCGCCCGAGAGCGGCAGAGCGCTCGGCTTCCGTCAGGCCGCCGAGCTTGTCGTGCAGTTGGCCGGCAAGCGACGACAGGCCGACGAACTGGCCCTGGGCGTCGAACGCCGCGATGCCGTACTCGTCCATCGCCTTCTGCGCGATCTTCGTCGGCGCGGTCAAGCTCATCATCACGCCACGGAGGCCGGTGCCGGCCGAGTCGGCCAGGATGCCGTTCTGCGCCAGCAGCGCCAGCGTGCCGGAGGTCTCCTCGAGGCTGACACCGAGCTGAGAGGCGACCGGGCCGACGTACTTCATCGCCAGGCCGAAGTCCGACACCTCGCCGTTCGCCTTGCCAGCCGAGGCGGCTAGCACGTCGGCGATGTGCGTCACGTCCTCGCCGGCCAGCGAGAACTGGTTCATCGTCGTGGACGCGATCTCTGCGGCCTGTGCCACGTCGAGCTGGCCGGCCGCCGCCAGGTCGAGGGCACCGTCAAGGCCGCCAGAGAGCACGTCCTTCGCCGAGACGCCAGCCTTGGTCATCTCCTCGATGGCGTTCGCAGCCTCGGTGGCCGAGTAGACGGTCCGTGCACCCGCGTCGAGAGCAAGGTCTCGAAGGGCGCCGATGCTTTGAGCCGCGTCGTCACCGGTCGCCTTTACTCCAGCGACAGCAGAGTCGAACTCGGCGAACTTCTTGACCGCGAGCGCCGCCACGCCGGTAAGGCCGGCGCCGACGATGCCCAGTTTCGTCGACAGGGTGTCGACGTCGGCGTGGTTCCTTTGCAGGGCGTCGGACGCCGTCTTCGCTGCCTGGCGAAACTTCTGCTCGTAGTCGGTGACGATCGCCCGCAGGCGCACGACGACGGACCGATCGGCCACGGCTACCTCCGGTTCATGCGGTTCACTAGGCGGGTGAGCGGAGACGAGCGCAAGACCGAATGGCCGTGGATCCTGGTGATCGGGATCGCGATCCTGGTGTTTGAGGTGGCCGGGCTCGTGGCGGGCGGCCAAAGCGACCCGACGCGCAGGATCGTCGGACTCGTCGTTGGCTTGTTGCTGACAGCGGTCGGCGCCTTCCTCATGTGGCGGAAGCGGGGGACCCCAGGCCGCTAGCCGCGGTCACGGCCGCGGCCGCCTGCGCCTTGCGCGCCGCGCGACGGCGGGCCGCAGCTGCCTTCGCACGCTCGTCCAGCCGCACCTGCGGCATCACGCCCGGGTCCGGCTTCTTGCTCTGCTCACGCCACTGCTCCAGCGCGGCCTGCGAGTGGTCGACGAGGGAGTCGTCCACCTCGAAGAACCCCGCGTTCTCGGGGTCGGTCGCCACACGCTGCGGGATGCCGAGAGAGTTCAGCCCGTCCTCGTACAGCAGCAGGCCCTCAGCCAGTGCCCGGGACTTCGCCGACCAGCGGCCCTTCGGCTTCTCGAGGCCGAGGTAGACCATCGGCGGGGTGCCCCACGCCCGAGCGGCGCGCAGGGCGATGACGACGCCAGGGCTCCGCTCAAGCCCTCGGGCGATGAGGGGCGGCGATGCCCACACCCTCGACGGTCAGCTCGTTGAGGGCGGCCACGAGCACACCCAGGTGGCCGGCGCGCGCGGGCAGGGTGGCGAACCGCCGCATGTCGTCCAGGGTGGGGTTCGGGACCTTGGCGCCCTTGACCTCGACCGAGACGACGGCCTTGGCCACGGCGCGCAGGTTCACCTCGTCGGCGAACTCGCTCATCTGCTCGAGCCACTTCTCGAACTTCTGCACGTAGGCGGTGCGTGCCTGCGGCTTCGCCTTCGGGCCCGGCTTCGTCGGCTGCTTCGGGACGCCGCCGAGCTCCTTGCGGATCGCGTCGATCTCGTCGTCGGAGAGCTTGCGCAGTGTCCAGACCTCGACGTCCTTCTCGTAGGCGGCGTACAGCTGCTCGGCGCGCTCGTACAGCGCGTCCAGGGTCTGCTGCGCCTCCTGGATTCGGGGCGCCGGAGCGGGCTTCTCGCCGAGGGCACGCTCACCCTTGGGCTCCGACATCGGCGCCTCGGCGTCCGCGCCGGACATCGCCCGCTCGGGCTGCTCGCCGGGCTCGTCCTCGGCGGTCAGGGCGGCGAGCTCCTGCTCGGCCGCGGCGATCTGGTCCAGCAGCGGCTTGTACTCCGCGTAGATCGCGGGGTTGCGGTACAGGGTGACCTTGGTCTGCAGGAAGGTCACACCACCGATCCAGTCCTCGACGCTGACGTCGGGGTTGGCGACGATCTCGGCCTTGTGGGTGTCCACGGCTGGCTCCTTCACGGGGTTCACGGGGTCACGGGGTGGAGGTGGTGCCCGGCCGGGCGCGCCCCGTGTCGCACGCCCGGCCGGGGGATCGGGTCAGGCGCCGGCCGCCACCGCGATGAACGGGTAGGCCTTCTGCACCTGCATCGGCACACGGAACTTCGTGTAGCCGCCGAGGTCGCTCGGGGGCTGCGGCTCGTCCGTGATGACCTCCGCGCCGAGGAAGATCTCGTCGTCGGCGGCCCACGGCTCCTCCGCGTCCTTGCCGGTGCGGCGGGCGTAGCCCCACAGCTGGGTGCCCTTCTCCCGCAGCGCGGCGAACACGGTGTCCTCCGTGGCGTCCACGGCGCCGGTCTCGTCGTCGAAGTACCGGAACGGCGTCACGCCGGCCTGGTAGTTCGACGCGCCGAGGGAGTTGGCGTTGTTCTTGTCGCGCAGGGACTTCTCGGCGACGGTGTCGGAGTCGGTCGCGCCCCAGGTGAAGTCCGAGGCGAGGATCGACCCGTCGGCCTGGATGCCGCCGTTGAGCTCGAGCGCGGTCGGCTTGGCCGGGTCCGCGGGCTTCTCGGTCAGCAGCGTGAACTTGGTCTTGCCGTCAGCAAGCGAGCGAGGCATGGTCAGCGTCCCTTCTTGGCGGCCGGGGCCGGGGTGGCCGGCTCGTCGTTGTCGGTGTCGCCGCCGCTGGCACGCTGCTCGAGCTGCGCCGCGGTCGGCTTGGTCCTCTGCAGGTCGGCGCCGAGCGTCGGGTGGCCGAGCCAGTGCTCCGGGACCCGGACCTTCTCCCCGGTCCCCTTGCGGTAGGCGGTGGTCTTCGCCATGAGTGCCCCCTTCCGGGCATAGGTACGGGCCCGCCGCCGGTCGGCGAGGGGCCGGTGGGTGGGTGGTTCAGGCCGGCGTGGACTCGATGCGGTACAGGTCCACCCAGTAGCTGGGGTAGCGGCCGGACACGGTGACGTCCCGGTCGACCGAGGCCGTGGAGAAGGCCTCCCAGCGGATCCGCGCCGCACGGCCGGCCACCGCCAGCGGGACGAACTTCTCGGCGCCGAGCGCGCGGCGGGCGTTGCGGGCCAGCACGCCGGCGGAGTCGGCCGTCAGGCCCACCGAGGTCACGCCCACCAGGAAGGTCAGGTCGCGCGCGCGGGCCAGGTCGGCCTCGGCGTGCGGCGCGTTCGTCGACGGCCAGACCAGGTGGTACGGGTAGACCAGGTCGACCTCGGTGCCGGTGGGGCCGTACTTCACCGCCTCCAGCACGAAGGCGTCGACGTCGGGGCGCTGCAGCGCAGCGCGGACCGCGTGCAGGTGCGCCAGCATCACAGCTCCCCGTCGATCAGGCCGCCCAGCGCCTTGAGGAACCGCGGCTCCTCGGCGTCGAGCGCCTCCTGCGGGTCGGGGACGGTGCCGCCGCCGCGCGAGGTGCCGAAGAACGCGACGTTGGCCAACGACCCGGGCTTGCCCTTGCGCGGGCCGATCTCCGCCTCGATCCCGCTGGGCGACTCGCGGGTGTCGAAGGAGACCGCCGGGGTGACGCCCTTGAAGGACCGCGAGCGCCCGAGGTTGGTGCGCAGCTCGTTCTTGATGTTGACCGCGCCCTTGCGCACGATGGGGCGGACCTTCGGCACCGCCTGGTCGGCGATGCGGCCGAGGTCGATGGCCAGGGCGCGCACCTCGTCGTCGTCGAGCTGGAACTCGGACATCAGCCCCCCTCGTCGTAGGCCACCATGCGCTCGGCGCGCAGCGTGGCGTAGCGCAGCAGGCCGAGCAGCTCATCGGGCGGGCCCGACCAGTAGCGGCGGTAGCCGGTGACGCCGGCGTTGTCATGCACGGCCGTCTTGACGATGATGACGAAGCCGGTGACCAGGTCACCGTCGTCATCGTTCTCGAGCTCCTGCAGCAGTGCTCGCAGCCGGTCCTCTGGGTTGATCACGCGTTCTCCTGGACGCCGAGCCGGTACGCGGTGGCGAGGCTCTTGTGGAGCAGGCCGGCGGTCCGGTAGGTGCGGCCGGCGAGGTTGGGGTCGGCGGCCGCGGTGACGACCTCGACGACGTCGCCGACCTGCGGCACGTACCCGCCGGGTGCGCTGACCGGCACGTCGACGCGGTAGCGCTGGACGGTGAGGGTGGCCCCGCCCGACTCGGGCGTGGCCTCCTGCGCCTCGTAGGCCTGAACCTTGCACCGGCCGGGCTCGGCCTCGGTGCCGTAGACCGGCTCGAGCGGCGTGGTCACCTTGCCGGTCTCGGGATCGGTGACTGGCGGGCGCGGACGGCGGATCACGCACCGGTCGACCATGAGCGCCTCGGCCCGCCGGCGGCCGGCTGCGAGCAGTCGTGTGACGCCCATCAGTGCGTCTCCGTGACGGTGGCCGCGCCGCCGAAGCGCTGACGCAGCCAGTTGCGGGTGCCGGCCGGCAGCTCGACGGGGGAGACGATCTCGTCGTCACCCTGGCGGAAACCGCGCTGGTAGTCGTCGATACGCTCGTAGGCCAGCCCGCGGTGGGAGTCGTAGCCGTCCTCGGTCGCGGCGTTCAGCGATGCCGCGGCGAGCGAGCACACCAGGTCGACGATGTCGGCCGGCACGGCGGTGACGCCCTGCGTGACGGTCATGGAGACCTCGGACGGGCCCCAGCCGTTCTGCCAGCCACCGGCGCGCCACAGGCGGCCGCCGATCAGCCGGTAGTCGCTGACCGGGGTGCCGTCGATCGCGACGTCGGCGACGGCCGTGACGGCCCACCCGGGCGGGGTGAGCCACTGGTCCATCGAGCCCTCGAAGCGGACCGTGCCCGTGTGGCGGCTGATGGTCGCGCCACCAGCCGCCTCACGGACGGCGGCCGACGCCGCGGCGAGCGCCGCGGCGACGGCCTCCGGGTCGGTGTCGATGTCGACCCGGCGGGCGGCGAGGTCGGCCGCCTCAGCAAGCGGTGTGAGTGCCAAGGCGGCCTCCCTCGTCGTCAGGAGGCGGCGCCGGTGGCGCCGCCCTCGTCGCTCTCGTCGGCGTCGGCCTCGTCGTCGGCCTGGTGGTCAGGGTCCGGCTTCACCGCGGAGGTGACCGGGTGCTCCTTGACGGCGGCGAAGATGTCCGGCTTCTTCGTCGCCGAGCCCAGGTCGATCGCGTGGTCGGCGGCGAAGGCCTTGAGCTGCGGCACCGTCCACTTGTCGGTCGGCTCGCCCTCGGGGTAGCGCAGCTCCGGCGTGGTGCCGGTGTCGCCGCCGTCGGACGGCTTCTCGTCGCCGACGAGCTCCCACTTCGAGTTGACGCCGCCGGCCAGGCCGGTCGCGACGGAGGTGGGCAGGTTCCAGACCTGGCCGCTGGGGTCCTTGATCTTCATCAGGCACCCGCCGTTCCGACGGTCCAGGTGGCCACGGCCTTGGGCCGGATGACCTTGCCGCCGTAGACGTGCAGACCGCGCAGGCGGTCGGCGAACTTGTTCTCGGCCCGCATGGCCTCGGTCTCGGTGATCTGCGAGACGTAGGCCAGCGCCGGCTGGTAGAAGCCGAGCGCCATCGGCTCGTCCGTCTCGGGCAGGTTCTCGCTCGAGACGATGGTGAAGCCGAGCAGGCGGCCCAGGGTCGCCTCGCGCAGGCCCTCCGGCGTGCCGGAGGTGTCGACGCTCGTGAGCCTCGAGTTGGCCTGCGTGAGCAGGGACTCGAACTCGGCGTTGACGGCGAGCACGCGGCGGGCCTTGGGGACCTTGCGCTTGTTCAGCGCCTTGCCCATGTCGTTGATGATGTCGAACGCGTCGTCGCCGGTGGCCGGCGCGGTGCCGCCGCCGGTGAGCTTGTTGGCCGCGTCGGCGCCGGCCGCCGCGGTGGCCCACAGGAAGGTGTCGGCGTCCTCGGCGAGCGACAGGCCCGCCTCGCTGGTGTAGCCCTCGAGCGACCCGGCCGCCTGCGCGCGGTCGATGTCGTCGACGTAGAAGTCGAAGTTCTTCTCCTGGTCGATGTTGAGGGTCTGCCCGGTGTCGGCGAGCGGGTCGGGCGTGGTAGTGCGGCCGGCGGCCTTGTAGTCCTTGACCGCCACGGGCACGCCCGAGGTGATCTTGACCTGGTTGCCGCGGCGGGCCTCGCCCTCGTACTCGCGGTTGGCGAGCGCGGCGGCCAGCGACTGCTGGCGGAAGTCGAACAGCAGCTGGGCGGACCAGACCGCTGCGATGAAGTTCTGGATGGCCATCGTGGCCCCTCCTTGGTCGGGTGGTGGTTACCGGCGGGTGCCCTTGAGCAGGTCGTCGAGCTGGCCCTTCTTGCGGGCCTCGACCACCTGCTCGGGGCTGAGGCGGGAGACATCCGCCTCGGTGAGCTGCTTCGGACGGGACTGCTTGCCAGCCCCGCCGCCTGCCGAGCCCTGGAACCGGCGACCGCCTTGCGCGGCCAGGTAGGGCTTCTTCTTCACGAGGTCGTCGATCGCGTCGGCGATCTCGTCCTCGTCGACGTTCCCGTCGTCGTCGACCTCGAACTGGTCGAGGTCGAGGTAGAGGAACGCGTCGTTCGGGTCGGCCAGTACGCCCTTGGCGGCGGCCTTGATCTCGGAGCGCTTGATGCGGGCGTTGGCCTTGGCGATCGCCTCGCGCTCGAGCTTCGCGGCGTCGTCCTCGCCGTCCTTCTCGGCCAGGCGCTGCTCGGCGGCGCGGCGGGCGGCGCGCTCGTTCTTGAGCCGCTCCTTCATGCGGGCGATCGCGCGCTTGCCCTTGTCGCCCAGGCTGTCCGCGTCGTCGTCGCTGTCGTCCGCGTCGTCGTCGCCCGTGTCGACCTCGGCGTCGTCGTCGGCGTCGTCGTCGGCGTCGTCGTTGTCGTCGTCCGCGCCGTCGTCGGCGCGCATGACGGCGTCGCCGAAGGTGCGGCGGTGGAAGTCCAGCAGTGCGTCGATGCCGCCCGGGGCGGTGATGTCGATCGTCGCGGTGCCGGGCGTGTAGGTGCACGAGGGTGCGGCCATGGTGCTTGCTCCTGGCTCTCTCGCGTTGCGCGAGGGTCAGCCCGACGCCCTTGCGGCGTCAGGACGTGTGGATCTGCCCGCCGGTGGCGAGCAGGCGGCGGTACTCCGCCTCGGCGCGGGCCAGGACGGCCGGCGTCGCCGGGCGGGCCCGGCCGGAGGCTGACGACCAGCCGTAGGCGCGCAGCCGGCCGGTCGGGTCGGGCCGGTTGCTGAACGCCTGCGAGTTGCCGTAGGGGTCGCGCCCGGCGAGGGCGGCCTCGTAGCGCGCCCGGGCGTCGTGCAGGCGCCGCTCGGCGGCCGTCATCGTGTAGCGGCTGCCGGGGTCGCGGACGCCGGTGGCGTTCGCGTCTAGCACCGCCTGCGAGGCCGCGCGGCGAGTGCCTCCGCGGCCCGTGGCGCCGAAGCCGGGGGCCTGGCCGCGCAGCGCGCCGCCGGGCACCTGCCCGGCGGGCAGGAGGTAGCCGTGCTCGCGCAGCAGCTCTAGCGCGCGGTCGCGGTCGTCGCCGGCCTGCCGGTAGATCAGCTCGGGCGTCATGCGTCGCTGCCCCGGCCGCAGGCCGCCGGCGGCCGCACCGCGGCGGCTGGTGCCCTCCGTGGTGAAGTTGCCGTTGGCCGTCATGCCGCGTCGGGCGTTGACCACCTGCGAGATGTCGGCGCCGTCGCGGATCGCCTGGGCGTTGGCCCGCCCGAACGTGCGGTCCTGGTCGGCCTCCGAGAGCGCGGCGAACACCTGGTAGGGGTCGTCGACCAGGCCCTCGTCGCGAGCGGCCTGCAGCGACGTCGTCGTGGCCACGTGCACGCAGTCGCAGCGCGGGTGGCGCAGGAAGCCGTCGTTCCAGCGGTAGACCCGCCCGGCCAGGATCGTGCAGCGCGAGCACGACGGCGGGTTGAGCATCCGCACCCACCCGACCGCGGGCCGGGTGGCGATGTCCACGCCGGCCGCCTGCCGGGCGGCGTCCGCCGTCACCGTGCGCACGATCGTGTCCAGCGCGCCGCGGCCGCCGGCGAGCGCCTGCATGGGTGTCGCCCCGCCGGCGATCAAGTGCTTGGCCGTGGTGGCGGGGGAGTACAGCAGACCCTCGAGCGGGCGGCCGTCCGACGCGACGCCGGCGAAGGCGCGCGGGTCGGTGAACTCGGCCGGTGCGACGTAGGTGCTCTGCTCCGCCAGCGTCGCCGCGGCGTAGGTCGCACCGGCCGTGGCCGCCTGCAGCTGCACGCCGGTGACGACGGGCAGCAGCGCGGCGAGCGCCTCGGTCCACGACTCGGAGATGAACCGCGCCTCGACGCCGCCCCAGGCCCGCCGCGCCGCGGCAAGCGCCAGCAGCTGCAGGCGCTGCATCTGCCGGTAGTGGGTGACGGTGGCCTTCGGGATGTCGGCCACGGCGCGTCACTCCCCGGTGAAGTTGGCGACGTCGCGCGCGACCGCGGCGAACGTCGGGTCGGTGCGCTCCTGCTGCACCATCTCCATGACGCGGTCGATCTCCGTCTTCGGCAGTCCCTCGAGCTCGAGGAGGTACCGAAGCGGGTAGCCCATCGTGCGCTTCTTCTGCAGGGCGTCGGCGCGCTGGGCCTCGTTGCGGATCGTGGCGTCGTGCCAGTCCACGTGCCCGGCGCGCGCCGCGGCCGCGAGCGCCGTGTCGTCGCCGGCGAGGGCGAGCAGCTCGAACACCTCGCGCAGGTCGGAGCCGAAGAACAGCTGCTCCTGCTCGACCTTGGACACCAGGCCGGACTCGGCCAGCTCGTACCCGGTGGAGGGCACGTTGTCGCTTGTGCTGACCAGGTAGTGCGCTGGGGTGCGGGTCTGGGCGGCGATGTGGCCGACCGCGACCTTGATGACGTCGGTGAAGACGTCGAGGCGGGCGGCGTCCCACTGGGAGATCTTCGCGTCCTTGCCGGTGAGCCAGAGCAGGCGGCCCTTCTCGAGCTCCTTGATCGAGACCTCGCGCTCGCCGACCTTCTGGCCGTTCTCGTCGAGGATCGGCACCTTCGGCGCGTCCTGGCCGGTGACGACGCGGGCCGGCAGCGAGGCGTGGTCGGCGGCGCCGAACAGGTAGGCCCACAGCAGGTTGATCGCGTCCTGCATGGCCTTGGTGCCGGCGATGTCGGAGACCGGCGAGCGGCCCAGGCGCGGGCGGTTGGCCAGCTCGACGAGCGGCACCTTGCGCATGGGGTTGGGGATCGGCCAGGTGTCGTCGGCGTCGTCCTGGTAGGGCAGCCAGCCGCCGTCGTCGCCGGCGTGGCGGATGGCGGACTCGACGACGATCACGCCGGCGGGCGTGCGCTGCTCGGTGACGCGGTGGCCCTGCGGACGCTGGAACTTGTACAGCGCCTCGTTGTCGTACAGGTGGGCGTACTCGAGCTCGCCGTCGACCCAGGCCTCGATGCCGAAGCGGCGCCGGCGGCGGCTCTGGTCGAACTCGACGAGCGCCTGCGAGGGGTGCAGGAAGTCCATCGTCGCCTCGTCGGTGGCCGGGTCGCCCCAGACGCGCACGAAGGAGCGGCGCGCGACGATCGCGGTGTGGAAGCCCTGGGCGGACTGCAGCTCGCCGTCGTTGCGCTTCCAGACCTCCATGAGCGACTTCGCGGCCGCGGAGTCGTCCGGGACGGTGAAGTCGAGCAGGCGCAGGCGCTCGGCCGGCGCGTTGGCCACGACGCCGCACCAGTTGTCGGAGAAGCCCGCGTAGCGGCCCTTGTGGAACTCGGCCCACTTCGGGGAGGCGAACACCAGGGGCTGCTCGCCCTCGGCGTACTTCTCGAGCTCGTCGATCTCGGAGCGGCGCGAGTCGAGGATCCGGTACAGCCTCTCGGTGTGGCGGCGCGCGGCGTTCTCGTCGAGCACGGCGTACCTCCTCACGCGATGTAGACGTAGCTGGGCTTGTTCTCGGGCCAGCCCTCGGCCCTCATGTCCGCGGCGGCCTCGTGTGCGAGCACGGAGGTCACGGCGAGGTCGATTTTCTGGTGCTGGGCCGGCTTGCCCAGCCCGTACCGCTCGGCGCCGCGGGCGACCTTTCGGGCGTTGGCCATGTGCGCCTCGGTGTGCGGGCAGCCGTCGTGCGTGATCCGCCGCCCCTTGAGGTCGGCCTCGAACCGCCGCAGCGCGGCGAACACCGCGTTGATGCGCGTGCTGCCGGACATCTGCCAGGGGATGAAGACCTTCGGGCCGAACTCTTGGTCCCAGGCCTCGATGTCCGACTCCCACGACATCTCGTCGCGGAAGCCGGGGTCGCAGTACACGCGCAGCAGCTGGTACCGCTCGCGGATCTCGCGCCAGGCGACGTTCACCTGGTCTCGCGGGATCCGGCCGCCGAACTCCGCCGGGTTCCAGATGGCCGGGCGCTCGTCGGGCCCGTACCGCGGGGTGAAGATCAGCCCTTCGCGGGTCTCGAGCTTGATCGCGGTCCAGTCGTCGTTCTCCGAGCCGTCGAACCCGCCGCACACGCTGATGCCGCGCGGCGGGTTCGGCAGCCACAGCCGCTCGTCAGGCCCCTGCATATGCCAGCCTCCACAGCCCTTCGGCATCCCAGGCGCCGGCGCCGTACTCGAGGCGGTTGCCGAAGAACCGCGCGGCCTGGGCGGGGTCCTTCGTCACGAGCTCGGCCGCCTCGCCCTCGATCGAGTTGAGATCGACCCACCAGGAGCCCTCGTAGGCGAACTCGTGCAGCCGCTGCCGATGGTCCTTGCGGGTGTAGTCGAGCCGGTTGCCGCTCTTGTCGCGCAGCTCGGGCACGTCGTCGGGGTTGCGGTAGAAGACGAACACGTCGGCCGCGTTCGTCTCGTAGGTCGTCTGGGCGACCGAGTTCTCCGACGGGTCCCACGCGTTGGTCATCTCGAGCGTGCGCCCGCCCATGCCGGCGGCGCCGCGGCGCTGGCCCTCGGCGACGGCGCGCATCTTGTTCGACGCGGTGTACAGGCCGGTCTCGTCCTGCACGGCGAACGAGATCGGGTTGCCGACGCGGGAGTTGGCCGACGCCGTGACGACGTCGATGCGGTCGGCTTCGGGGTCATCCTCGTCGCCGGAGCCGACGATCCGCACGAACCCCTCGCGCGTGAGCAGCAGGTCCTTGAGCGGGCCCAGCCGGATCGACGTGCGCAGGTGGCCGAACAAGTTGGTGTCGACCTGGTCCTCCGACGTCGCCGTCAGCTGGATCAGCGGCGAGGGATGGCGGATGCCCTTCGGCTCGCCGGCGAGGTACTCGTAGGTCCACCCGCAGTCGCACCCGTTGTCGTCACAGCGGTACCGATCGCCGCGGCGGGCGTGGCCACCGAAGATGACCGGCCCGGCCGCCTCGGCCGCCGTGATTGACGCGCCCAGCGGGCCCTTGCCCGTCTTCTGCGGCGCGACGATCTGCGAGCGCCGGTAGACGAACGCCTGGTTGAGCAGCGGACGCTCGGGGATCCAGCGGGCGTCGTCGCGGACGCGGTAGTGGTTCGCGATGCACCAGAACTGCCAGTCGGCCGTCTTGAACGACTGGCCGCGGGCGAAGCCCTGTGGGACGCGGCAGTGCTGCTCGATCCACGCGTCGATCAGGTGCCCGAGCGTCGGGAAGTCGACCGCCCCGACGCCGGCGCTACGCACCGGGCACCGCCGACAGACGACGTCGCGGAGCCTCCTCCTGCACGGCGGGCTCGCTGACCTGCTCCTCGCGGCGCGCCTCGAGCTCGTCGTCGGGGATGTCCCAGCCGTGCTCGCGCATGCCGGCCTTGGTCAGGCCGATCTGGTCGCGGTAGCGGTGCAGCTGAGCGACCAGGGCGGCGTTGGCGTCCGGCGAGGCCTCGACCACGGCCTTGAGCCGGCAGAACTCCGCGACGGTCTGGTGCAGATACGCCCACTTCGGGCGCGCCCACGCCGCGGCCTGCGGCGAACGCCAGACCTCTTCCCAGATCGCGAGCTCGCGCCGGCGGTACCGCTCGGTCGTCGCCTTGTCGAGCACGGTCTTCTTGGTGCCATCGACTACCTCGACCTTCGTCCGCTGCATCCGCGGCAGCGGGAACGCCGGCACCTCGCCGTCGTGCCCTTCGACCGGCAGCCGCGTGAACTGCAGGCCGCGCCGCTCGCTGCGGCCGGACTTCGGGTCCTGCGGCGGGCCCGACCGGTTCCTCGCTCCACCCTTCATGCCTACTCACCATCCTCAGCCGCCTTGCGCGGCGTCGACCCGGGCCGCCTTGCGCGCCGCGGAAAGCAGGTCTGACCTGCGGAAACGTCAAAAGTTCTGAACCCTCCGCACCTCCGAGCGCCCTCCCCGGCGGTCCTGGCCGGGGGGCCGGAGGGGGCCTCCCCCCCACCCGCTCGGCGCGGCGGCCTCGACGACGTCGATCGCGCGCTCGAAGCGGGGTTCGTCAGCGGTCGTTCCATCCCGCGGGCCGCGTCCGCGCGGTCTTGCCGCCGTGGCACGGCGCGCACAGCCCGCGGCCGTGCCGCGGGTCGTTCGGGTTGAGGCCAGCGGCGACCAGCTCGTCGCGCTCGAGCGGATGGTGGTCGGCGACGGTGGCCACGGCGGCGCACAGCGTGTCGTGCTTGCCGCACTCGCCGGCGCAGACGCAGCGCGGGTGCTTGGCCAGCACCCCATCACGGAAGGCCTGGTGCCCCTTGGTCGCATAGGGGTTGCCCTTCGGCCGACGGCCGCGGTCTGCCTCAGCTCGGCATTCCGGGCACTGGCCCGTGCCCTGGTGCAGGCGGCCGCAGCCGGGGCGGGAGCAGACCCTCCACGCCACGGCGCCCACCTCCTACACGAGCGGGGTGTGCGGGAGACGGTGCCCACCGCCTCCCGCACTGCCCATCTCCCCAGATGACCCACCCCGGGAACGACGAAGCCCCGCTCGGCGCGATGGCCGGCGGGGCTTCGGTACCTCTTTCAGGGCGCGGACGAACCCAGAAGTGGTTGCAGGCGAATCATGCCACGAACGTACAGGTCAGCGCCAGCGCCGGATCGAGCTCTAGCCCTGCCCCGTGATCTGCAGCGCCATGCTCGGCAGGCTGGCGAGCAGGCCCGAGGCCGTGGGGTAGAAGAGTCGCTCCGCGAACTTTGTCCATCGCGTGGGATCGCTCGACTGGGAACTTGCAGCTTGCACAGACGCCCACACCGCGTCCCAGGCTTCCATGGTCGCGCTCTCGCCGTGTACGGCGTACTCGTCGATGCACGTCTCGAAGTGACGGACCGCCCGCTTGATGTGGAGGCTCAGCCTCTGATCCAGTGCGGTGTCCTCGTCGACCGCCGCGAGGATCTCCCGCAGCAGAACCTTGAGGTTCGTGACGGCGACGGCGTCGAGCGGGGTCGTGATTGTGTGGTCGAGTACGTCGGCGAGCGTCTCGAGCGGATCCAGAAGGTCCCTGGGTACATCGGTGCTGGGCGCCGAGGATTGGTTCCAGCCGGTTGACACGTGCATCCCCAGCACCACCTGGACCCACTTGGGGAAGGCCTCCCGGTACGTTCGGACCCGGCGCCCGGCCTGCCCGAGCTTGTCGATCTCCTCTTTGACCTGGGAGAGCAGGATCATGGCGTGGACGTGCTCGCTGTGCGCTCGCTCGCTGGTATCGCTGCCGGCGAATCCCCGCCGAATCGCGACGGACCCGCCGGCGGTCTGACGCCATCCCATGAAGATGTCAAACAGCTCGGCTGCAGGATTCGGCATGCCGAGAGAGTAGCGGAGGCGGACCTTGGCATGCCCGCCTCCGCGCTCGTCGTAGGCCGGAGGGCTACTCGCGGACCTGACCGGAGCGTGCGTTGGATGCAGACGGGGCGCACAGTCGCTCAGCGTCTCCGAGGCGGTACAGGCGCTCGGTGCCGTCGCGGCGCATGCGCACCCGGGTCTCCGAGCGCGGCCACGGGCCCTGCACCGGCCGCAGCTGGCCCCGGAAGATCCAGGACTTGAGCGTGCCCCGCGGCACCCGGCCCTCGAGCGCGAGCGCGAGCTGCGCGAACGTCACCAGCGCCCACGGCCGCACGGCCGGCATGGACGGCAGCGCCGCGAGCGCCGCGAGGTGGAGGTCGGTGGGGGTGTCCCAAGAGCGGTGGCAGCGGGTGCAGCGGACGGTGTCGGCGAGGCCCTCGAGGGTGAGGCCGTGGCGGCGGGTGACGTGGTCGTGCTCGTGGGTGGGGGTGTGGTCGGCGCGGGGCTGCCAGTCGCGGACGGTGTCGGCGCCGCAGTCGGGGCAGGGGGTGCCTTCGCGGACGGGGGTGATGCCGAGGATGCGGCGGACGGTGGAGCGGACAATGCGGGCCTCGTCGGCGTAGGTGGTCCAGTCGGAGGCGTCTGGGTTCTGCATGGCCCAGACGGTGTGGGCGGCGAGGTAGGACGCCCAGCCGTCGCGCCGGACCGTGTCGTCGAGGCTGTCGCCCCGGGTCTCGGCCCAGAGCTCTGCCCAGCCAGCCAGGATGTCGACCGCGGTCTCGGGGCGCTTGACCAGGGTCGCGATGCCGCCGTGCGGGTCCGGGGTGACGGCGTCGAGGCCGAAGGGCAGCCTGGCGTCGTCGTCAGCGGTGGTGGTGCGCACGAGGTCGTACCGGGCCGAGCGCAGGCCGGCAGCCTCGAGCACGGTGTACGGGAAGCGTTCGAGGTCCTCGGCGATGTCGAGCACGAGCCGGCGGCCACGCTCGACGCAGCGGTCGCAAACCAGCAGCGCGGTGTCGTGCAGGGGACGCGGGCAGTGCGTGCAGGCCGGCACGACGAGCGGGCAGGCGGTGCACGCCCAGCGGCCGTCGTCGAGCCGGGCCAGGTCGTGCTGCTCGCAGGTGGGGGCGGTGGTCATGCTCGGGAGCCTCCGGAGGTAGGGCGGGAGCCTCCTCGCTTGCCACGACGGCGACGGCGAGGAGAAGCGGAAGAGGTCTGCTGGGGCTGGTGCGTGCTGCCGGGTGCGGGTGAGGCGGCGGGGACGGCGGAGGCAGGCGGACGGCTGAGGTGGGCTGCCGGAGACCCGCCCCCTGTAGACCCGTAGGAAGACCCGTCCCGACCCGTCCCGACCCGTCCCGAAGAATCCAGATCCTGGAGACCGGGCTTCTGCTGGGATCTGCTGGGATCTGCCGGAACGGCGCTCGCGGCTGTGGCGCTGCTCGTGGCGGGCCCGGTGGGCGCGGCCTGAGTTGCTGCCTGCGGCGCTGCGGGTCGCACACCCGGGCGGGGTGCGGTGTCCGCTGCTGCCTGCGGGGCGGGCTCGTCCGTCGCGTGCAGCGCTGCGAGCGCCTGCTTCGCGCCAGGGGCGGGCCTGCCGGCCGCGAGAGGCTTGTCGTCGGGGGCGGGCGGAGGCGGGGTCATGCCGTTGCGGCGCAGGACCTGCGCGTAGCCCTGCAGCCAGCTGCGGGTCGCGGGGCGGTAGTAGGGCTCGGGCAGGGGCGGCAGGAGCGGCAGCTCGAGGTCGGCGACCTCGACGGGCTGGTTGCCGCGGCGGGAGTTGCACTCGCCGCACGCGACGACCGACGTCTCCACCGAGCCGGGCTGGCCGGGCGGGCGGTGGTCGTAGGTGCCGCGCAGCTTGCCCTTGCGGGCGTCGAAGTTGACGACGTTGTAGCAGTAGCGGCAGACGTCCCCGTCGCGGCACCGCACCGGGGCGGTGATGTCCGTGTTGGCGTTGTCGGCCTTGCGCTGCTGCTCCCACGCCTTCTGCTCGGCGGTGATCATGTGGATGAACTCGGGGTCGTCGACCAGGCGGAAGCGGCGCCGGCCCGTGGCCTCGTCGATCTCGTTGACGCCGTAGCCGGCGAACTCGGCCTGCAGCAGCAGCCGCTCGGCCGCGGCCTTGTTGTTGCCGGCCATGGTGACCGCGGTGGCGAACGTGAAGACGTAGTCGGTGTAGTGCAGGCCCGCCTGCGTGGAGCACCGGGTGATGAAGCCGGCGATCTCGTTCACCGACCGGTCGTCCGCCTCCGGGTGCTCGAGCACGGCGAGCACGATCGGATGCGTCGCGAAGGTGTCGGTGAAGCGCAGCCAGGCCACGTCGGTCGTCCTCTCGGGGTGATGGTTCGGGGGAGCAGGGCGGTCAGTCGCTGCACCGGCACTCGGCCGTGTGCGGGTTGATCACACGGCCGCAGGAGTCGCAACGCTCAGGGGTCTTCGGCACAAAGGTCACCTCCTTCCGCTTCTCGTGCTCGGCGCGGATCTCCGCGAGGGTCGTGCCCGGCGGCGGCGACGGCTGCCGCGGCGGGGCGTGCTCGTCGCACCGCCAGCCGCCCGCGTACAGCCGCGCCGGGGCTTTGCCGCAGCAGGTGCAGGGCCGCGAGCGCCGAGGGCCGGTCATGTCTCGCTGTCGGCTTCCCAGATGACGCGGAGGTTCCAGTAGGTGCCCTCGCGCTGGCTGTCGGCGGTGTGGAGCCACACGGCGGCCTCCGCGGGCGCCTGCGCCGAGAGCGCCGCGGCGAGGTCCTGCAGCTGGGCGACGGTGAGCGCTCCGGAGCCGCTCTGAGTGATCTCGTGCCGGATCTTCACTGGGTCAGTCCTTCCGGGTCAGGACGGCGGTGATGGTGCCGTCGAAGAGGTGGATCGGGCGCCAGACGTGGGCCTCGACGCCGACGGCGCGCAGGTCGTTGAGCCAGTGCCGCTGGTCGGGCGAGACGGTGCCTCGCATGGTCTTCAGCTCGGCGAAGAGCGAGCGGCCGCGGCGGGCCGAGACCATGTGCAGGTCCGGGTAGCCGGCGACCGATCGGCGCGAGTCGTAGGTGTGGTAGATCCGCTCGTAGCCCAGCTCGTGGGCGAGGGCGATGACCTTCCGCTGGAAGGTCTCCTCGCTCATCTGCTTAGCGACCTGCGCCTGGTACTCCGCCGCGGTCATCGCCCGCTGGTGACCCGCGACGGGCGGACGGCTAGCCACGGGCGGCCAGGTCGTGCGGGAGGCTGTAGAGCGGCACGAGCGAGCCGCCCGCCGGTGAGACGCCGAGGACCACGGGCCGATCCATGAACTCGGCCCACCGGCGCAGGTCGATCCCCTCGTCCAGGGCGAGCGAGAAGGGGCACGTGCGCAGGTCGCCCCCAGCGTCCTTGCACCGCTGCGAATGCAGGATGTAGACCGTCTCCTTTGCCGACACCGCGCGGCCCACGTGCGCCATGGGCAGGCGCTGCGCGCCGACGAGCTGCTCGATCTCTTCCGTGGGTACCAGGTCAGTCACGAGTGGCCTCCTCGCGCGCGGCCGTGGCCTCAGCCCATGCCAGCCCGACGACGGCCAGCGAGGCGGCCACGACGACGGCCGCGGCGGCCGCGGTGATGACGGCGGCGCCGCTCACAGCTCGCCTCCCTCGATGCGGGCTAGGACGTCGTCGAGCGCGGCCGGCGGCAGCAGCACGTGGCGGGCCTTGCTCCCCTCGCTGGGGGCGACGACCTCGAGCCGCTCGAGCTCGTCCATGACGGCGCCGGCCTTGGCGAAGCCGATGCGCAGCTTGCGCTGCAGCATGCTGGTCGAGCCGAACTGCGTGGTGAGCACCAGGCGGGCGGCGTCGCGCAGGAGGTTCGTGTCGACGTCAAGCGCCTCGGGGTCGTTGGTGACCTCGTAGAGCCGCTGGACGACCTCAACGATGCTCTCCGGCTCCTCGACATGCCGGTAGTCGCCGACCGCGCGGCGCAGGCGCTGGAACCACGCGTCGTCGGCCTTGTGCGCCTCCTCGGTGTCGAGGTCGATCGGCATGATCACACCGACGGCGGCCTCGTCGACGTCGCCGACCCGCACCGTCCACCCGGCGACGCGGTCCGACGTCGCGTGCCGGCGCGGCGTGACCTTGAGCGGGTGCTGGTAGACGTTCGCCGTCTTGACCCAGCGCATGAGCAGCTCGGTGTTCAGGCCCTGGCGCACCTCGTCGCGCGTCGGCAGAGACAGCGTCGAGGCGATCAGCCGCGGCACATCCGGGAAGCCGCCGCCGGGGCGCACGACGTCGTCCGTGGGGATCCGCGGCACGGTCAGCGAGCGCCCGTCGAGGAAGGCGTCCTCCTCGGTGAAGGTGACGTCCTTGGCGGTGACGTACAGGTGGAAGGCGTCCTGCTCCCACTGGTTGCGGGCGTCCTTGTCGCGCGGCGGGGTGAGCACGGCGAGCACCTCGCGCGCTGAGCGGGGCTCGATGTCGACGGTGGCCAGCTCGGGCAGCTCGAGGACGTCCTGCACGCTGATCCGGGCGGCGGCCGCGGTGTAGCGGTCGAGCGCCAGGGCCAGAACGGTGCTGTCGTCGACGAACTGCAGGCGCACGCGCTGCAGCGCGGGGATGTTGTCGTCGGCGCAGACGTGCGGCAGCACCGCCGCGAGCGCCATGCGCAGGGTGGCGCGACCGACGTACACGTCGACGGGCGGGGCCGCCGAGGTGGCGGTGGCCGGCGTCTCGGCCTCGGTGGTCGTCATGCGTCCTCCTGGTCGGGGTCGTTGTCGGTGTCGGCGGTCCAGCGGCCGACGAGGGAGTTCACGCCGTACTCGAGGGAGGCGAGCAGGTGGGCACGGGCGTCGGGGTCGGTCTGGCGGTTGCCGGGGGTCATGCCGTCACCTCCGCGAGCGCCGTGCGGATGGCGGTGCGGGCTGCGGTGGTGGCGGTGTTGAGGCGGGTGACGACGTCGCCGAGCGCGGGGGTGGCGGTGAGGCCGGCGGCGGCGATGACCTCGAGGTACTCCTCGAGCGCGCCGAGGACGGCGTCGACGTCGGCCGTGGTCGCCACGGGTGCTGGCGCGGCGGTGGGGGTGGCGCGGCGGCGCTTGAGGGCCGCGGGCTTGGTCTTCGGGGGTGCCGGCTTGGCGGGCGCGTCGGTGGCGCGCTCGGCGGCCGCGGCCGCGAGGTCCGCTGTCGTGGTGCCGTCGGCGTGCTGGGCGTCGAGGTAGGCGTTGAGGACGTCCCAGCCGGGCAGGCCGACGGTGCCGACCTCGATGCCGTGCTCGCGGGCCCACTCGCGCAGGCTGCGGGCGTTGAGGCCGGCGTCCTCGATCGCGGTGCGCAGCTTGCGCAGCTTCGTGCCCTGCGTCGTCGGGAGGATCGGGGCGGCGGGCTCCGGGTCGTGATCGTCGGCGGGCGCCAGGGTGCGCGGCGCCGCGGCGGCGGGCGCCGCGGCGTTGAGCACCTCGCGGGCACGCTCGACGAGGTCGTCCGCCGGGGCGGGCGCCTCGCTGGGCGCTTCCTCCTCGGCCTCGGCCTCGTGCGCCGGCTGGGCGCTGGGCGTGGTGTCGAGCGTGAGCGCGTCCCACGGGACGCCCTTGACGACGCGGCCGTCGCCGGTGCGCACGTCGACGACGTTCTCGCGGCCGTCCCACCGGGCGGTCGTGACCCAGCCGTAGACACGACCGGTCCCGGCTTGGATCTCGAATGAGACCTCGTCCCCGACGGCGGGGATCCACTTCGGCGCGGGCATCACGCCACCGCCAGGCGGCCGGTCGCGGCGAGCTGCTGGCGCTGCTGCCAGCCCTCGAGCATGGCCACGACGGCGTCGACGGCCTGGTCCTGCGGCAGGCAGCCGATGCCGCCGAGCTCGAGCAGGCGCAGGCACTCGGTGTGCAGGACCTCCTCGTCGACGCGGGGGTCGAGCGCGGCCTGCATGCGCAGGCTCGTCAGCGCGGCGACGACGCCGATCTGGTCCTGCGCCACCGCGAGCGCCTCCTGCAGCTCGCGGCGGGCGTCGCGGACGCCCTTGGCAAGCTCGAAGGCCGTGTAGGAGACGAGGACGGTGGAGGTGACCGCTGCGGGGACGGCGGCGGGCGTCGTCCCGGCGACGCGGTGGAGTCGGTGCTCGGCGCCGAGCTCGGTGAGCAGGTGCTCGACGTCGGTGGTGGTGACGGTCATGGGTCAGGCCTCCTTCGTGGCGGTGTCGGGGGCGAGCCGGGTGGCCTCGACGTGGGCGAGGCCGTAGCCCCACTGCTGCAGCCGCTCGAGGTGGAGCACGCCCTTGGCCTTGGTCTTGGTGGAGCCCCAGCCGTCGGTCGTGGGCTGGCGCCAGAAGTCGCGGGGCAGGCCCCACTCGCCGAGGGCGAAGGCCTGCGCGAGGAGCGCGCGGTGGGCGTGGATGCCGCCGCGCTCGGGGTGGCGGTCGTCGGCCGGCCACACCTCGTCCAGGATCTGGCGCACGGTGTACTCGCCGAGGAAGCGGCCGAAGTCGGCGATCATCACCGCGGCGTGCTCGATCGCGTCCTTCGGCAGCTGCGGGCGCTGCAGCACCTGCCCCAGGAACGTCCGGCGCACCTGCTGCGCGGCGTCGGAAGCCTTGTTGTTCGCCACGACGCGGCGCCGCTCGGCGGTGGCCTCCTCAGGCTTGGGCCCGGAGGTCGCGGTGGCGGTGTTGCGGGCGTAGCGGTTGAAGTGGCCGTGGGCCTTCCAGTCGGCGCAGTAGGCGGTCTCGCAGACCTTGACCTCGCCGGCGATCGTCACGCCGGCGTACAGGGTGACGAAGTGGCCGGGGCACTTGAGCTGGTGGGCGGTCGGGTCGATCGCCGGTGCGCCGCCGGTGGCCTTCGGCGAGTCGGTGAGGTCGTCGAGCCGCTCCGCGCCCTGGTGGCCGGTGAGGGAGTCGGCGACGGTCACGCCCTGGGCGCGCAGCTCGGCTGCCCGCGCGGCGACGGCGTCGCGCTCGGCCTTGTCGCGGCGGGCCCGGGCGATGTCGTGGTCGATGCCGGTGGGGTCCTCGATCGCCTGCTCGACGAGGTACTCCACGGTCTCGGTGTCGCCGTCGAACTCGGCGATCTTCGCCGCGGTGACCAGGTCGAGACCGGCCGCGACGACGACCGACTGGGTGCCCTCGGAGGTGTCAGCGAGCGCCAGGGCTGCCGTGACCTCCTCCTTGGGCCTGGCGGTGCGCTTGGCGATCTGGGCAGGGGACAGGCCGAAGAGGGCGAGCTGCTTGACCGCGGCCGCGTCGTCCGCGGCGGTGATGCCCGCGCGGTGGTGGTTCTCGGCGAGCTGCTCCACCACGCGGTCGGCCTCGTCGGCGATGTCCTCGACGAGCACGACGGGCACCTCGTCGAGGCCGGCCTCGAGCGCGGCGAGGGTGCGGCGCTGGCCGGTGACGACGAGGAGCTGGTCGAGCGGGTCGAGGCGCACCTCGATGGGCTGGCGCACGCCGCGCGCGGCGATGTCGCGCTTGAAGTCGGTGTCGAGCACGACTGTGCGGCGGACGTTCTCGGCCAGGACGAGGGTGCGCGGGTCGACGCGGGTGGCGGGCGCGACCTGGGGCGCGTTCGCGGCGTTCACAGTGCACGCCCGATGCGGTCGGTGCGCTCGACCTGGACCCAGGTGAACGGCGCGCGCGACAGGATCTTCGCCACGCGACCGCCAGTGACGGGCCCGTAGACGTCGAGGCGCCCGTCGTGCTCGCGCCAGTAGGCGACCCCGGCGACCTCGAACGAGGGGCTGCCGGGCGAGCCGGCGTCGGCGGTGACGCGGATGGTGAACGGCTGCGGCTCGGTGGCCGGTGCGTCCTTGCGGAACGGCAGGTCGGCGACGGGCACCGGCACCGTCAGGTCCGCCAGCTCGGAGGCGGCCGCGCGGTACCGCTGGGCGATCGGCTCGAGGTTGTGCTGCCGCATGAATGCCTCGGCGGGCGTCGGGATGCGGGCCGGCTCGGGCGCCGTCTCGTCCACGACGGCGTGCAGGTGCGTCGCCTTCTCGGGGGTCTCGCTGGGGTGGGACACGGTTCCTCCTCGGGTCGGTCGTGCTGGGGGATGGGGGCGTGGGTCAGTCGTCGGTGTCGCCGGCGGCGAGGGCCTGCCAGTCGGCGAGCGGGGGACGGATGCGCACGAGGCGCTCGACCGCGGCGTGCTGCGAGCGCCGACAGTGCGGGCACGCGAGGTGGCCGGCGCGCGTGCGCTCACCCGGCCGCCAGCCGTGGCCGCAGTCGTCCTCGTCGGTCACGGCTCAGGCGGCGGCCGGGCGGTAGGGAGCGGGGGTGCGGCGGTACACACGGACGCGGGCACCCTTGGCGCTGCGGCCGGTCGACGGCTCGACCACGGCGAGGCGGCGGCCGGGGGCCGTGACCCACACGCGATCGAGGAGCCCGGCGCCGACGGCGAGGTCGAACAGGGCCGCCCGCGCCGCGGCGGGCACCATCGCGTCGTCGAGCTGGCGGCGGATGAGGTTCACGGAGAACTCCGTGCCCGCCCGCACGGCACCGACGGCGGCCATGAAGGCCTCCACCTGCGCGTCAGTGCATAGCTCGCCGGTGTAGCGGCGTGCGCGCGCGCCGGACTCTGCGGCCGCCGACGTCGACGGCCAGTCGGTCGCGGTCACCGCTCCTGGCTCCGCTCTGCGGGCACCCGGGACGCCGCGCGCACAGCGAGCGCGCCGGCGGCGATGAACAGCACAGCGGCGAAGCCCTGCGCGCCGGACAGCACGGGGCCGGCGCAGCCAAGCCAGAGGCCGAGGGCCGCGAGCGCCACGGCGGCGGTGATGAGCACGCCGGCGGTCACGTCGCGCATCACGCGCTCACCGCCCGCAGGCCGGCGGTGCCGCGGCGGGTCTGTCTGTCGATGTACGCCTGCACCTGAAGCGCGGGGATCCGCAGCTTCGGGCGCCGGGTCTTCTCGCCCTTGCGCGAGATGTCCACGTAGGGCAGCACGCCGTCACGCATCAGCCCATAGACATGGTCGTCCGAGCAGCCGAGCAGGTCGGCGGCGTCCTTCACTGTGATCAGTCGCGGCAGCGACATCACGGCTTCCGGGTCGGTGATCTTCTTCGTCCCCATGGGAGACTCCCCCCTTGCTGGTCGCGCGAAGCCCGTCCTTCATCGGACGGGCCCAGTGCTGCTGGTCGATTGCGGCGCCCCGGGCTCTTCTTGGCGGATGGACCCGGGGCGCCGTCATGTCTGCGGCCGCGCGGCGGCCTGGGCACTACCCGGTGTCGGCCCTGCGGTCGGCGAGCCGCTCCGCGCTCTCGGCCAGGTCGGTGACGCGAACACCCGTCGCCCGGGCGACCCGCACGAGCTCAGGCCAGGTGAACGGGATGGCCCCGTTCATGCGGCGCGAGAACGTGTTGAGCGCGATGTCGGCGCGCTCTGCCGTCTCGGCGTAAGTCATGCCCGCCGTTGCGATCGCCCCAGCGACCGCCCGCGCAATGGCGACCGCCAGCGGGTCTGGGCCTCGTGTGGTCATGGCTGGCAATCTACGTGCCAAATCTGGCACGGTCAACCTTCGCCCACACCAGATCTGGTGTTATTGGTGCTCGCTGAGGTACGTTTCGGGCCATGGATGGCGAGCGGTACACCGAAGAGGCGTTCCTCAGGGCCCTTGGAAACGAGGTGCGGCTCTGGCGTCAGGAGCGTCGTCTGTCGCGCGAGGAACTCGCGGCGCGCGCTGGGATCTCGCCCTCCACTCTCGGTCGGATCGAGCGCGCCTCCGGCGCGGCGACGTCCGTGGGCGATGTCTGGCGGCTCGCGACGAGCCTCGGCATCGACTTCACGGACCTGGTCCGCCGTGCTGAGGACGCTGCGGTTCTCGCCTCGAGCGGGGAGGCCGCCGGCAAGGTCGTGCACCTGCGGCCTGCCCGCCCGATGTCGGCCGAGAGTCGTGACCAAGGGTTGAGGTACGTGGCGAGCGCGCGGGACCCGCGCGAGGAACAGGAGTGGCGTGACGACTGACGTGACGGTGGAGCTGTACGAGTGGTGCGAGACCGAAGGGGTGGCGGTCGAGTGGGTTCACTTGGACGGAATCAGCGGTCACTACGACGACGAGAGTCGCACGATCACCCTGGACCTCTGCCTGACTTCTTGGCAGGAGCGATCGAACCTTGCGCACGAGGTGTCGCACGCCGTCTGGCGCGACCGGCCCTCGGCCGACCGGCGGCTCGCCGAGTGGGCTGAGGCCCGCGCCGACGCCGAGGCCGCGCGGCACCTCATCACGCCAGAGGCCTACGCCGCGGCCGAGCGAGAGGTCGGACCGGACCCGCGCGCTCTGGCCGTCGAACTGCATGTGTGCCAGTGGGTCGTCGAGGCATGGCAGAAGGCAGCGAGCGCCGGCCGCTCGTGGACGCGGATTTCTACCGGCCGGACCGGCCGGACCGGCCGCAGGGGGAGGGAGGCTGCATGACGCAGGACTTGAAGGCGCGGGGCGACGAGGAGCTGGCCGCTCAGTGGCACGACCTCTACCGGCAGGTGCAGGAGCCGGGCTGCGCGCGTGAGGTGGTGCGTGCCTACGAGGCCATCGACGACGAGTTGACCCGGCGCGGGTACTTCGCTGCGACCGCTGAGCCGCCCGCCTGCGCGCTCGAGGGCGACGACGAGGACGTGGAGACGTGGGATCAGCCACCCGGCCCCGAGTGGGGCGCCTGAGCGACGTCCAGCTGGCGCCGCAGCGACCGGTGGGCTTTCAACCACATCAAGCCGAGAGGCTTAATTCGCGACGATCAAGGGAGGAACCTTGCCCGCGTACCGGCGCCTGAAGTCGGGCCTGTGGCAGGCCACCGTCCGGCTGCCGAGCGGTCAGCGGATTACGCAGACCGACCCGCTCAAGAGCGTCGTGCGGGAGTGGGCGGAGCAGACCGCCGTGGAGGTGCGCCGCGGCACCTGGCGTGATCCCCGCACGCACCACACGACGGTCGGGGAGTGGTACGCGCGGTGGCGGAAGATGCGCACCGTCGAGGAAGAGACCGCGCGTGCCGACGACGGCTCGTGGCGCCTGCACCTGGAGGGACGGTTCGGTCACGTGCCGCTGCGGGATCTGACGCGGGTCGAGGTGAAGGAGTGGGTTGCCGAGCGGCAGCGCGCCGGCGTCGGGCCGGCGGCAATCCGGCGCGCACTGAACCACCTCAAGGCGTGCCTCGAGGCTGCCGTGGACGCCGAGCTACTGGACTACAACGTCGCACGCAAGGTCGAGCCGCCGGCCCAGCACGAGAAGCTGCCCGACTTCTTCACCCGGCGCGAGGTCGAGCGGATGACCAAGGCCATGCGCGACGCCGGCCGCGAGTCGGACGCCGTGATGACCGAGCTCATGTGCTGGGTTGGGCTGCGCTGGGGCGAGGCGGGTGCGCTGTGGGGCACCGACGTCGACTGGCTGCGAAGGACGATTTCGATCACCCACGTCATCACGCAGGCCGGCAAAGACAAGGCCTACCCGAAGACGTCGTCGTCTACCCGCGAGGTGCCGGTACCCGACTGGGTGCTTCGGAAGATGTCCGCGCTCATGGTCGGGCGCCCGGCCGACGCGCGGATCTTCGTCACGCGCCGCGGCGGGCGGACGCTCTCGGGATCGAACTGGCGCACAATGTTCGAGGCCGCGCAGGAGCGCGCCGGCGTGACGCACGGCAGCCCGCACACCTGCCGGCACACCGCCGCGTCCTGGCTCCTGCAGGAGGGCGTCTCGCTCGCCGAGGTGCAGCAGTTGCTCGGCCACGAGAACCAGCGCACCACCGAGCGCTACGCCCACCTCAACCCGCAGCAGCGCCGAGCCATCACCTCCGCGTGGGACCGCCTCGACGACCGCGCCGGCACGGCCGCCCTGCGACGTGGGCGCCGCGGCGCCGCGTCATGATGGAGCGCTAAGACCGATCAGCTCCGCCCATGCCTCGCACCTCCACGAGGCTGAGAGCCACCCGCGAAGTGCGAACCGAGCCGTCGGGCAAGTACTTGCGGGTCGTCTTGACGTTCAAGGTCACCTCATCGCCGGGGCGCACCTTCCGGACGTCTTGGAGCGGAATCGCCGCAGCATCGATCCGAGCCACCTCATCGCCTGATTCCACGAGCCATCGCTCGCGGTCGCTCACTGTCGCGACTGTGCCCGTGAAGGGCTCAGTGTCGCTCGTCAGCTCACGACCATCGATGAACTTACGGATCCACTCAGCGTCGCCCGGAGACCAAGCGGCCCGAAGGGTTGGTGCTCCGGGCTCCGTCCACGCAACATCGAAGTTGACGGAGGCGGAGGCGATCGCAACTGCTAGTCCCTGAAGCGCTGATGCTACGCGGGGCCCGTGATCCCGAAGAGTGGACCCCAGGCTGTCGACCTGCGCCATACCTGCGTTTCGCGTCTTGCCGAGCAGCTCGATGAGGGCCTCGCTGGCACGGTCGGCAAGCGGCCGAGGAGGGTCGACCAGAGGGCGACTTCCGCCTGGCTCGGCCTCCACCAGAGCGTCGACGGACGGTGCAACCCGGAGCACTACAGATCCGGCCCCGGGCGCGGCGATCAGACGCATGCGAGTTCGTTGGAGGATGTGCGCCGGAAGGGTCCCGCGGGCCGTCCGCACGTCCTCCAGCGATGCGCCGATCGCGGAGACTGCGCGCTGCCAGTGCAGCGTGATCGATCCGACGTCTTCCAAGTCGATCGCATGTCCACTCACGCCTTGGCCGCTCAAACGCAAGCGCCCTTCCGACCGCTCGACGCGAGCATCACCCTCGACCTGCGCGATGAGCGCTTCGCGGCTGTACCTGGTGAGGTCCTCAGGTTCCTCCCAGGTCGCTGGCGGCACCTCGGTGCGAGCGCGAGCGAGGAGCTCGCGGAAGCTGCTACCGGTTGTAGCCATCGAGGATCACCTCCAAGTAACCGCGCGTCGGGACCTGATCGATCTTGAGGTCGGTGCTCCGGCTCCGTGACCAGAGGTCGTCCCAGTACCCCCTGCTCTCAAGGTACTGCGTCCGTCTGTCAGCCGACCCTCGCTTGACGCCGGGGCGGGGCCACCACTCGAGGAAGAAGGTGTCCACGCGGAGGCCGAAAGTGGTGTGAGCGCCCTTGCCAACCACCGCCTGCAGAAACCTAGCTCGGTCGTCGTCCTTCCTGGCTTCGACGTAGAGGTCGCGACGGACGATATAGACGGCGTCGATGTCTCCGGGCTTCTCCTTCGTGCTGAAGAAGCTCCCGCCCAACCACACAGCCGCGACCTCTCCTACCGCGTCGCGGATGGCGTCGGTCAACTGGTGCCACTCGCCCAAGATCGCCCGGCGATGGGAGGCGTCCGATTGCGACGCGAACCGATCGAGATCCTCAGTGGTCGCGGGCCAGCGACCAATCGGCAGGCCTCCGTTGGCGAGCGGCGGCAACGTCATGCTCAGTCTCGAATCTCCATGTTGATGGTTGCCCGGAGATGCTAGGTGCTCGCCTGAGTAGCCACGTGCAGACGCAGCGGGGCAACCGATCGGGCTCGGTAATTTCACCCACTGGATAGGACGGCGACGCCGACTCGCTCCACCTGTCTGGAGCGGTACCACGGTCGTGCTTCCCGACGCCTAACGTCGACGCATCGCTGCCGCACAAGGGGCCGAGACCATGCCAGTAGGCGGTCCTGACCAGGGAGGATGGCGACTCGACGCGATTCCGCACACCCACCACGTGGAGGCCGTGGCGGTGCTGCGGAGGTAGCGCAGCGCCCGTCGACCGTCCGTCGCGGGGTGGTCCGTCGCGGGGTGGTCCGTCGCGACGGGTCAGGCGTAGTAGCGCGTGTCGAGCTGGCGCCGGTTTCCGTCGTCGTCGGTGATCTGGACGATGTACTGGTCGATCGGCGGCAGCCGGCCCTCGCGGCGCTCGCCGGCCGGCACCACCGCGGCGTCGTCGTCGCTGGCGGCCCGGAACGAGTGCACGTCGTCCGGGCCGTCCGTGCGCAGTGCTTCCACGTGATAGGTGGCCATGCGTCACGGTAGGCACGGACGGGCCGGGCTCGCCTCGGCGCCGGGCGCTCGCGGGGCCCGTCAGATCCGGGCCAGCAGGGCCGCGATCGCGCCGGCTACGGCGTCCGGGTCCACGAGCATGTGCAGGTGCCCGCCCGCGAGCTCGTCCGTGGGCCAGCCCGCGGCCCGCGCCTGCTGCAGCTCGTCGGCGTACGTGCTGCCGAACCCCAGGTAGGCGTTGCGTCCGCTCACCCACCCGGCCGGCACCGGCACGGTCGCGTCGAGGTAGGCGGCCGGCAGGCGCCGGGCCTGCGCCTCGACGCGCGCGAGCGTCGCGTCGTCGGGCACCAGGGCCCGCACCTCGGCCGGCGGCCACCAGGCGGTCCACGGGGGGAGCCGCCCGCCGGCGTCGGCGCGCCCGCGCAGCTCGTCGCGCAGCGCGGGCGGCACGAGCGCCGCCTCGCCGGCCGACGGCGGCAGCGCGGCGTCGACGAACACCGTCCCCGCCGGCGGGAGCGCCGCCGCGACGGCCGGGACGTACAGCCCCGCGTTCGAGTGCGGCACCAGCACCGTGGGCTCGTCGTCCGGCAGGGCCTCCTCGAACCCGTCGAGCACCTCGGCAGGCGTGCCGCCCCGCACCGGCGCCACCCGGGTGCGCCAGCCGTGCCCCTGCAGCCGCTCGGCCACCGGCTCCCACACCGCCGGGCCGAGGAACGGGCTCGGGAGGAACGTCACCGGCGGGCGCTGCACCGTCGCCGCGGTCACGGCGCCACCCGCCGGGTGGTCGAGGCGAAGCCGAGCCAGGTGTGCCGGTTGTTCCACCAGCACCAGCCGACCTTCGGCGCCCCGCGGCGCTCGCGGCCGTCGCGGCCCGTGCCGCCGGAGATCCACAGCGCGGGCGTGCGCGCGTCGTACCGGCCGTCAGGCCTGCGCAGGCGCGACCCGATCGTCATGAAGCAGACGTTCTTGTCCAGGACCTCCGGCACCTGCAGCGCCCAGTGCACGCCCTCGGCGAGCGTCAGCGGGGTGCGGTCGCGGCCGGCCAGCTCGGCGGCCGCCTCGGCGGGGGACCAGCCGCGCAGGTCGTCGCCGCGGTCCGGCGCGGCGACCGCGTAGACGGCGGCGCCCGGCACCTCGACGGTGGGCGCGAACGCGTCGACGTCGGCCATGTCCGTCACGACGAAGCCGGCGCGCTCGCCGCCGCCTCGCCCCGGGGCGGGCAGCCGCAGCAGGGGTGCGAGCCGCGACGGCGGCACGACGTGCGGCGCGAGCACGAGCAGCGCACCGGGCGGTGCCGTCGCG